GCCCGACCGATCAGGATGTGACGGTCAAGGGCAAGACCTATCCGAACGGCGTCAAGCTCTGGCCGGTCGGCACCGACACCGCGAAGAGCCGCATCTTCGGTGCGCTGCTCGGCGACGAGGAGCGCGACGTCGTCGACCGGCGCATGCACTTCTCCGTCGACCTCGACGACGAGTACTTCGAGCAGCTCACGGCAGAGGCCTACAACCCGTCGAAAGACCGCTGGGACAAGCTGCGCAAGCGCAATGAAGCGCTCGACCTGAAGGTCTACAACTTCGCATGCGCGTATCACCCACGCTTGCGCCTGAACGCCTATCAGGATGCCGACTGGGCAGCGCTCGAAGCGGTGATCGAGCCGCGTGTGCAGGATCTGTTCGCGTCTGTTCCGGCTCTCGACGTGCCGACGCCGGAACCGGCTGGCGCGGACGCTGCTGTGCTTGAGGTTGCGCTGGACACGGAGCTCGCGGTGGCGCCGGTCGGCACGGCAAGCGAACCGGCGGCGCCGACGACTGACGCGGGTGCAACGCAGAACTCATGGATTCCACGCCGGGACAACTGGCTGAGGCGATAGATATGGCATTTACCCAGCAAAACCTCGACGCGATCGAGAAAGCCATTGCGACCGGCACGCTGTCGGTCGAATACAACGGCAAGCGCATCACCTATCGTTCCATGGGCGACCTGTTAAAGGCGCGCGATGTGATCAAGACCGAGTTGGCAAAGCAGCAGTCGCCCGGCGTACCGCGATCCAGCATCGCCATTTATCAACGGTTCTGACATGAAGACAAACTTTATTGACAGGGCCATTGAATACGTGGCGCCGGGCATTGCCGCGCGACGCATGCGTGCGCGGGTGTCGATCCATGCCGCGCGCGGTTTCGACGGCGCAAAGCGCGGGCCGCGCTCGGCGGGTTGGCGTGCCTCCGGTGCAAGCTCGACAGCGGAAGTGCTGCCCGCGCTCGGCGTCCTGCGTAACCGTGCGCGCGATCTGGTTCGCAATAACCCGCACATCCGGCGCGCGCTCAAGATCCTGGTAGCCAATGCGATCGGCACGGGTGTGCAGGCCAAGTTCACCGACAAGGCCCTGCAGAAGCTCTGGAAGCGCTGGGTGAAGGTCTGCGATGCTGGCGGACTGCTGGACTTCTACGGCCTGCAGGCGCAGGCATACAAGGCCCTGAAGGAGTCGGGCGAGGTGCTGCTCAGGTTCCGCACGCGCCTGCCGCAGGACGGCATGGAGGTGCCGCTCCAGTTGCAGATCCTTGAGATCGATTTTCTCGACACGCTGAAGGTCGGTCCCGTTGACGGCGGGTTCATTGTGGCCGGCGTGCAGTTCAACATGATCGGCCAGCGCACCGGTTACTGGCTGTTCGATCAGCATCCCGGCGAAGTGGCGCAGGTACCGCACAACATGCTGAGCCGCTTTGTGCCAGCCTCCGAAATCATCCACCTGTTCGATGCAATCGATCGGCCTAACGCAGTGCGCGGGTTCCCGTGGCTCGCCTCTGCGATCTGGAAAGCCCGTGACCTCGACGAGTATCAGGACGCCGAGCTCGTGCGCAAGAAGATCGAGGCCTGTTTCGCAGCGTTCGTCACGTCGAGCGACGAAGGCTTTCAGGTGGGGCGCACGACGGCTTCTGCGCCAGGAGACTCCCGTCGTGTGGAATCGCTATCGCCTGGCATGGTCGAGTATCTGCGGCCGGGGGAGACCGTTGATTTTTCCGCGCCTGCGACGAGCAACGACTATGAGGGGAATGTACGCGTCGACCTGCGTGCGATCGCAGCGGGCACGGACACCACGTATGAACAGCTGACCGGCGACTATTCGCAGGTCAATTTCACGAGCGGTCGCATGGGGAAAATGGAGTTCAAGCGTTTCCTCGAACAGGACCTGTGGCTCATCTTCATTCCGATGTTCTGCGAAGCGGTCGCAAGCCGCTTCGTTTCAACGGCCTATCTCGCCGGCAAGGCGAAACAGCCGGTGGCCGACGTGTCGTGGTCGCCGCAGCGCATCGAATTTATCGATCCGTTGCGCGAAGCGAACGGCATCATCGCGCTGATCGACGCCCGTCTGAAGAGCCGGCATCAGAGCATTCGCGATCTCGGCGAAGACCCGGATGAGGTCGATGCCGAAATCAATGCAGATCCGCTGGCAATCGAGGTGCCCATTTCGGGCCGTTCTCTCGATGCGAAATCGGCGCACGACGTTCTCGACCGGCTGGAGCAGATCCTCTCGGCGGTGCCGCAGTAGTGGTCGCAAAGCAACTTTGAAACCTTTGAAACGCCCGCTTCCATGCGGGCGTTTCCCATTGGAGTGAACCATGCCCGAACCCGTTAATGGTCGTCGCGGCGGTGCGGGTGCACCGTCGGCGATGCCGCTTCAGACGCGTCTACAACCGGTTGGAACTGTCGATGCGCAAAACCGTACGGTGGATGTCACCTGGACAGCCGGCGCCCAGGTGCAGCGTTACGACTGGATGCGCGACCGCACCTATATGGAAGAGCTGAGCACGGATCCGGGGGCGGTCCGGATGGACCGTCTGCAGTCCGGTAACGCGCCGGTCCTGAACGATCACGATCGCTGGGGCGGCCTCGACTCGGTGCTCGGCGTCGTGTCCAGCGCGTCGCTTGATAGTGCGAACAGTACCGGCCAGGCGCAGCTTCGCTTCTCATCGCGTGACGCTGTTCAGCCGTATTTTCAGGACGTGCAGGACGGCATTCTCCGCAACATCTCTTTCGGTTACCGGACGTACCGCTACGACATGATCGCGCCCGGCCAGGAAGGCAACGACCAGTGGATCTATCGCGCGACCGACTGGGAGCCGTACGAGATCTCGCTGGTCTCGATCCCGGCCGACCCGAACGCCACGGTGCGCAATGCAGGTGGCTCGCCTGACCAACGCTTTTTCCCCTGCGAATTCGTCGAGCGAAGCGCAGGGGATTTTTCTGACGGGGCACGCGCCTCGCAACTTAACCAAGGAGCTGTGATGCCCGGTGAAAACCAAACTCAAACCCCCGCCAATCCGTCCGGTCCGGATACCTCGGAGGCGGCACGAAACGCTGCAGTTGCGGCCCAAAGTGAAGCGGCCCGCAACGAAGGCGCAGCGGCGGAACGCCAGCGCATGATCGATCTGCGCACGGCGGTTCGCGCGAGCGTGCTCGACAACCAGGACGAGCTGCTGAACGGTTTCATCGAACGTGGCGTGACGGTGGACGCCGCACGTGCCGAGATCCTGCGCCTGCAGGCCGAGCGCTCGAACGCGAATCCGCAGCGTGGCGCGTCGAACATCGTGACGGTGAGCGACGAGACCGACGTGCGCCGTGCGGCAATGACGGATGCAGTGATGCATCGCGTGAATCCGCGTCAGGAGCTCAATGACGCGGCCCGCCAGTATCGCGGCATGACGCTGCGCGAGATGTGCCGTGAAGGGCTCGAGGCTGTCGGCGTCGATACGCGCGGCATGGAGCTGCGCCAGCTCGCTGGTATGGCGCTCGGTCTGACCCGTGCCGGCTACAACACGACATCCGACCTGCCGATCGTGTTCGGCAACGTGATCAACCGCACGCTGCGTGATGCCTACAGCGCTGCGCCGCGTTCGTTCACGAGCTGGGCGCGTCAGGGCACGCTGACCGATTTCCGCCCGGCCACGCGCGTGATGGTCGACGGTGCGCTGAAACTGGAAAAGGTCAACGAATCCGGCGAGTACAAATACGGCAAGCTGATCGACGGCGGCGAAGTGATCCAGCTCGGTTCGTACGGAAAAATCATCAGCTTCACGCGCCAGATGATCATCAACGATGATCTCTCAGCGCTGCAGCGCGTCCCGACATACTTCGGCCGCTCTGCTGCAAACCTGGAATCGGACGTGGTGTATGGCGCCCTGACGGGCAACGCCGTGATGTCGGATGGCAAGCCCCTGTTCCACGCGCAGCACGGCAATCTCGGTGCTGGCGGCGCAATCGCGATCGATACGCTTTCGGCAGGGCGTACCGCGATGCGCCTGCAGAAATCGCCGGGTGACGGTACGCCGTTGAACGGTGCGCCGAAATTCCTGCTGGTGCCGGCCACGCTGGAAACGACCGCCGGCCAGATGACCAGCAACCAGTACGTGCCGAATCAGGCAAACCAGCAGAACCCCTTCTACAGCACGCTCACGCCAGTCGTCGAGCCGCGCCTTGATGCAATCAGTACGACGGCCTGGTATCTCGCGGCAGACCCGGCAGCGATCGACACGATCGAGTACTGCTACCTCGAAGGCGAGCAGGGGCTGTACACCGAGCAGGATCTCGATTTCGACGTCGACGGCCTGAAAGTCAAGGCACGGCTCGATTTTGCAGCGAAGGCCATCGACTGGCGCGGTCTTTTCCGCAACCCGGGTCAGTAACCGGCCAATAACCCACCAGTGTGCCGGCGCCGAGCCGGCGCAGTCCCGTCTCTCCCACTTCATCAGGAACTGCTCCATGAACAACTTTATCCAGAAGGGCCGCACGATCACCGCGACGCTGGCCGCCGCGGTCACGTCGGGCCAGCTCGTGCTGCTGGGCAACGGCAAGCTGCCGGCAGTCGCCTCCGGTACATACGCTGCCAACGCTGAGGGCGAATACAACACCGGTGGCGTCTATGCGCTCCCCAGCGCGACGAACGGCACGGCGGTCGTGGGCGACAAGGCGTACTGGGACTCGACGAACAGTGTCGTGACGGTCACCGCGCAAAACAACGACCCGATCGGCCACTTCGCCGCGCCGAAGGCGGCGACCGACTCGACGGCCAACGTGCGGCTCTGGCTGTGAGCGACTTCGATCTGTGCGCGGTGTTCGATGCGGCCGTCGATGCCGGCATGTTGGCCGAGGTAATGGTCATCAGCGGCGCCGACGTGCCACAGCCGTTCTGGGCAGACTTCCTGCAGCCTGGCTCCGACATTCTGGAGAACATGGCGCAGGCGGTCGATTACGGGATCGAATACCGCACGACCGATGTCCCGGTCCTGCCGAAACAGGCGGTGATCCAGATCGCGGGCCGGCGTTACGAGGTGACGCGAGCCGGGCGCCCGAAGGATGAGGCAGGCATTTTCAGCTTTGCACCTCTCAAACGCCTATGACGACACTTCGCGAGCAGTACGTCGGCGCGTTACTCGATCTGATGGCAGCCGACCCCGGCATGCAGCAACTCAACGTGCAGGTCGGCCGGTCCATTGTGGATGCGCTCGATGCGCAGCACACGCTCGCGCTGATCCTGCATCTGGGCGCCGATGCAACGCCTGACCGGTCTGCGATCGGATTCGCGACACGACAGACTGAAATCCTTTGCACGGTTATCACGCGCGACACGACGCCGGATCAGGCGGCCGACAGCGTGCTCGAGCTGGCCCATCCGATCATCATGGATTTCGACGCACCGGCGCTGATCGGCAGCGACGAAGGGCAGACAGACCCGCCCATTTTCGCGAACGTCGACGGCGAGTCGTGCCTGCGGACAGTCCACTACCTCTACACGTATCGAACGCGGTCGAACAGCCTGACTGGATAGGTCAGGTGAGCCGGAGCGCGTGTCGCCTTTTCACATTCACACAGGAATCAGGCTCATGACCAAGCGTACCCGCAAGACAGTGGTTCTCGCCGTGTTGCAGACGGCAATCGGCATTCCCGGTGTTCCGACCGGCGCCGACGATGCGATGCTCGTCAGTGACGTCAGCTCGACACCGATTGCTGCGCAATATGCGCAGCGTAACAACGTGAAGGGCTATCTCGGCAACGACGAGCAGCTTGTGTCGGAAAAGCATGCCGAATTGTCGTTCAGCGTCGAACTCGCCGGCAGCGGTACCGCAGGTGAACTGCCGGCATGGGACCCGTTGCTGCTCGCGTGTTCGTTCGCGTCGACGGTGGTGGACGGTGCGAGCGTGATCTATCAACCGATCAGTGACAATGCGTTGCCAGTCACGCTGTACTACTTTCTCGATGGACTGCTCCACAAGATTACCAACGCCTTCGGCACGGTGGCGCTCGATCTCTCGTCGAACGCCATTCCGAAATTCAAGTTCAAATTTACCGGCGATTATGTTCCCGTTGCCGATCAGGCGCTGCCGACGCCGGACTTCTCGAAGTTCAGGGATCCGCTGGTCGTCAATAACGACAACACGCCGGCATTCACGCTGGCCGGCTATGCAGCGGTGCTTAATACGCTCACTCTTGACATCGCCAATACAGTGATTTACCGAAGTTTGCCGGGTGCTTCAGGCGCGTTGATCACCGATCGCAAGCCGACCGGCAGCGTCGTGTTCGAACTCGCCCGCGTGAGCGACAAGGATTACTGGAGCGCGATGGCGTCGGCGCAGAATCTCGCGCTGTCCTGTGAGCATGGCAAAACGGCCGGCAATGTCGTCACTATTACTGCACCCGCCGTGCAGCTGACCTCGCCGTCCTACACAGACAACAACGGCATCGCCAGCCTTTCGGCGACGCTCACGCTCAATACGGTCCAGGGTAACGACGAAATGTCGATTGCGCTCACCTGAGCAAAGTAACTTTTTCGGTTCACATTGCAGTGACGCGGGTCGCCTTATGGCGGCCCATTTTTATTTCAAAGGAGTGTTTCATGCCGATCGTTCTCGCCCGCAGCAATACCTTCAGGTGGAAATTCAAGCTGCGCGAAATCGCTGAAAGCGGTGAAGTCGTCGAGTCCGCGATAACGCTGATTGTGCGTCGTGTCGATGAACCGGAGTTTCAGGAGCTGATCAAGGAGTCTCAGGCCGATCTGCTGAAGAAAGTGATTGTCGGCTGGCCGAGTGGTGAGGTGCTGGGCAGCGACGGCCCGATCGAATATTCCCCGGAAAATTTCGAAGCGTTAATCGCCGATCCACATCGTGTGCGGCAACTGTCGCAGGAATACGTGCGGGCCAACGTGACGCTGCCGGAAAAAAACTGACGGACGCCGCCCGCTATTGGGCGGGAGAGCGGCGAAACGACTTTGCCGTAGACGCCGACGTCGCTGATGCACTCGCGGCGTTCGGCGCACCCGCTGACGTGGTCGATGTGGCACGGTCGCGTCCCGGTGAGGACGACTTCGAAGTCCTGCCCGAAAACTGGGACGCGGTGGAGGTCTTCATCTCACTCGGCACGCAGTGGAAGAAACTGGTCGTCTCATCGTTGAGTGGTGGCGGCGTCTTTTATGAGGGGCTCGACTATTCCGCAGTCGAGTCAGTTCTCCGCATCTTTGGCTTCAAAAGAAAGCGACACCGCGAACTGTTTGACGCGGTCCGCGTGATGGAGCGCGCGGCGCTCGACGTTTTTTCGGCTCGCGCGTCACGAACATAATTGCGCCGGCGGGCGCTTCTGGGGAAATGTACTATGGGAGCTTCGGCCGGAGCTATTAACGTCACGCTGACGCTCGATTCGACGCAGTATCTGGCCGAGCTGACCGAAAGCCAGAACCGCACGGTCACGACCGCTGCGCAGATTGGCGCGGCACTGTCGGCGGGTTCGTTTGGCGCGAAGGATCTGGCTGCTGCGATGCAGGCGGCAAGCGCATCCGGCGCGGGACTCGCCAGCAGCACGACGCTGATGGCTGATGCCGAGGCTCAGGCCGCCGCGCGCATCAGGGACATGGTTGCGCGCTCGCTGGAGGCGCAGCAGGCGATGGTGCAGTTATCGTCGGCTTCGCAGGGTGCCGCGAGCAGCACTAACGCAATGGGCGCATCGGCAGACCAGGTGCGCGCCAATGTTGCTGCCCAAACGCAGTCGATGATCGACGCGCAGCGTGCGACGGTCGCGATGAATGACGAAATGCAGGCGTTGAGGTCGACGCTTGCTCAAGGCGGCTCGAGCTTCGCGACCATCGGCGATCAGTATGCGCGTCTCGATCGCGCGATGGCGACCGGCAGGCTGTCGATGCAGGAATATGACGCGGCGCTTGCTGCCATCGGCAAGGATGAGGATGCGCGCTCGAAGTCGCTCGCGGCACTCACGGCGAAGTATGACCCGCTCGGCGCGGCCACGCGAAAGCTTGAGGCGGATCAGGCGCTGCTCGAAGATGCTTTCAGATCGGGCGCAGTCTCTGCGGCAGATTACGAGCGTGCGCTGAACGGCATCAAGGCGGATCAGGCGAGCATCGGTCTTCGTCAACTCGCCCAGCAGGAAGCGCAGCTCGAGGCGTCGTTCCGCTCGGGCGCATTGGCCTCTGCGGATTTCAAGCGGGCAATGGCGGACATTGCGACCAGTCGCCAGGCGCTGACGTCGGTCGCGACCGGCGCGCAGGCAGCCGGCGCCGCTGTCGAAGGTTTTGGGCTCAAGACAGCGGGCGCGCGCAGGGAAGTAATCGTGCTCGCGCACGAAGCTGCCACGGGTAGCTGGAGCAACTTCGGCGGATCGCTGATGGTGCTCGCCGAGCGTATGGACCTGATGGAGGTCGCGACATCCGGCGCTGGGCTCGCAGTCGCCGCCATCGCGGCGCCGATCCTGCTGGCCGGTGCCGCGATGTACAAGGTGTCCGGGCAGAACGCCGCGATGAACGAGGCGCTCGTCCTGACCGGCGATAATGCCGGCGTCACGACGGAGGAACTGCGCGGCATGGCTCAGGCCGCGACGGCCGGCGGAGCAACCTTCGACACCGCTGCGCAGGCGGTGACGGCGCTGGCGGCAACCGGGCGGCTCACCGGGCAGGAAATCGCGGACCTCGGACGCACGACGGCCGATGCAGCGACGTACACGTCGATCTCGGTCAAGCAGATGGTGGACGACTTCACCAGGCTCGCGGAAGACCCGGTGAAAGCGTCGGTTGCGCTCAACGACCAGTATCACTATCTGACCGCGTCGACGTACGACCAGATCGCGGCGCTCGACAAGCAGGGCGATGCGACTGGTGCCGCACAGATTGCCGTCGAGGCGTTCTCGAAGGCGATGGACGAGCGCACGGGCGAGATCGCAAGGAACGAGGGCATCATTCTCGCCGGCTGGCGGGATATCAAAAGCATGATCAACGGCGCGATCGAGGCCGTGGGTTCGTTCGGTGCGACCGCCGGTCCGGCTGAAGTCGTTGCACGCATGCTGGCCAACAAACAGGCGCGAAATCCGCTCGGCACATGGGACGCCGACGACGAGGCCGATCTGCTGAAGGCGATTGCCGCGCGTGATGCGGCGGTGAAGGCGGCCCGTGACAAGGCATCGCAAAGCGAGCAACAGCAGCAGCTGATCGACGCGAAGCGCTGGTATGCAACGTGGAATGACCAGTTTGCGACGCCGGCCGAAAAGCGCGTCAAGGCCGTCAACGACTATCTCGACAAAACCGCCGCGTTGAATCTGAGTCCGGAGCAGCAGCTCGCCGACGAACAGAAGATCAACGATAAGGATAAAGACAGGACTGGCCGCAAAGGCGGCACGGGGCTCGTCGATCGTGCCGAGCTCACGGGCGAAGTGCAGGCCGTTAAAGATGCACTTGCACAGGAACTGTCGGCGGTCGACAGTGCACGCAAGGTGCTCGACGCGCAGTACAAGGGCGGTGCGCTGTCGATCACCGACTATTACACGCTGGATCGCAATCTGCTCGCCCAGGCCGCGACCGATCATATCGACGCTGCGAATAAGGAAGCCGCCCTGATCGCGCAGGGCATGAACAACCGGAACCTGAGCGCCGTGCAGCGTGCACAGCTTGCCAATCAGGAACGCAAGGCGCTCGCTGATGGCGGCAAGGCCGTCGAGGACTTCTTCCAGAAGGTCGCGCAGTCGGCCGCGCAGGAAGACGAGGTGTGGGACAAATACGGCAAGTCCCAGCTCGATGCGATGCAGAATCAGATCGACTCGGCGAACCAGCAGGGGCAGTCGCTACGGGACCAGATCGACACCTTCGGCATGACGAAGTCCGCGATCGATGATCTCAGGGCGTCACGTGCTGACGACACCGTCGCCGCGCTCGAGCAGGGGCGTGCGATTGCCTTGTTGCAGGGCAATCTTGCGGACACGAAGTCCTGGGATGAAGCGATCGCGAAAGCAAAGTCACTTTCGACCGCGTTGCATGGCGTCGCCAGCGATCAGGCGACGCTCGACAATCTTGCGCAGGCAAAGAAACAGCAGGACGATCTGATCAAGAGCTGGCAGAGCACGATTGACGGTATCGGGACCGACTTCCATAACGGTTTCCTGCAGATGCTCACGGACGGCAAAAACGGTTGGTCGAGCTTCACGAAGTCTCTGAAGAACACCTTTGAGACGACGGTCGTCGATGAGCTGTACAAGTCGTTTGCAAAGCCTTTCGTCGTTAGCGTAATCGCGCAGATTGCCGGCATTGCCGGCGGCAGCGGGGTGCAGAACTCAATCCTGCAGAACAACGGAATGGGCGGAAGCAGCACGCTGAACAACCTGCTGTCGAATCCGTACGGCACATACAACAACCTGTCCAACGGCTATAACACCGTGATGGGGTGGATTCAGGGTTACGGTGGCGCATCCACCGCGCTCGGTGCGTCGGCGATCGCTGGTGCGGGCACGGGGGCGCTGTCGGGCGGCGGTGTCCTCCTAGGCGGGCTGGGTGGTGGGATCGGTGGAGACGTGGCAGCGGGCGCCGGCAGTTATGCGTCTGCGCTCGGCTCCAATGCGTATGGATTCACGGCGGGCGAGGCGGGCAGTGGCCTTGGTGGCACGCTTGGATCGTCTGGAGGACTGATGTACGGCGGCGCCGGCCTGCTGGGCGGTCTCGCGGGTGGCGCTCTCTTCGGGAACAAGGGGTATTCGAACCTTGGTGGATCTCTCGGCGCGATGGGCGGTCTGGCAATCGGCGCGTCGTCGGCGGTGGGCGGCACGGCCATCGGTGCGTCGTTGGGGTCGCTAGCCGGGCCGATCGGCGCCGTTGTCGGGATGGTGCTGGGTTCGCTGGTCGGTTCGTTCATTGGTGGCGGTGAGACGCGCTATGGCGCTGACTATACGATCGACAGCAACGACAACATCACCAAGGTGCGCGGCCCGTCTGGAGGAGATCCGGCTGCAACGGATGTTCAGGCTTCGATCAAAAACACGTATGACTCGATCAAATCGCTGGCCTCGCAACTGGGCGGATCGATCGACGGGTTGGGGCAGTATTCCGCCACGTATGAAATCAGCCCGCAGAAAGGCAATTCGTTTGTGGCGGCCGGCTTCGGTGATCTGAACACCGACGTCAACCGTCAGGATCTGAATGGCGTCAAGGATTCGACGACGGTGCTGAACGACTTCAGCCTGCAGTTACAGCGCTCCGTTATCGACTCCCTGCAAAAGGCGAATCTGGACACGCCATATGCTGCTGTACTGCAGGGCGTCGACGCGTCGAAGCTGTCGGCCGGTGACATTACGACGCTTTTGAGTGAGCTGAACTCGTTAAAGACGTTGTTCGATTCCATCCAGAAGATGGGCGACGACTTCAACAATCTCAAGAGCGCCTCGGTCGACGCGCAAACGGCGGTGCTGAATCTGGCCGGTGGCGTGGACTCCTTCGATACGAGCGCGACGTACTTCCATCAGCATTTCACGTCGGCAGCCCAGCAGGCCGACGACGCATCGAAGTCGGTGACGGATCAACTGGTCGCGCTCGGCTATAGCGGCGTTCACACGCGGGACCAGTTCCGGGATCTTGTCGAGTCGCTCGACCTGTCGACGGCAGCGGGGCAGCAGGCCTATGTCTCGCTGCTTGCGCTGGCGCCCGCTTTCGACAATGTCGTCAGTTCATACGAGTCCGCGGTGGCCTCTGCGTACAGCAACCAGTCGCAGGCGTTGCAGTCGTTCAGGGATCAGGTCAACCAGTTTCGCCAGTCACTCACTACCGGCGATCTGTCGGGCGCGTCACCGGAGCAGCAATACGCAGAGACCCGCCAGCGCTTCGAGGATCTGTACGGCAAGGCGATTGGCGGGGACGCCACCGCGCAGGCCGGCCTCACGGCGGCCGCGCAGGATTTCCTCAACGCATCGAAGGCATATAACGCGAGTTCGGGTCAGTATCAATCCGACCTTGCGGAAGTCATGCAGTCGATGGACTACGCGAGCTCGTCGGCGGATGCGCAGCTCGATCAGATGAAAGAGATGGTGAAGGGCATCGTCGACGTGAATTCGTCGGTGCAAACGGTCGCCGAAGCGATCTCGAGTCTGCAGGCATGGACGTCGGTCAACGGCTCGCATGCGTCCGGTCTGTACCGTGTGCCGTTCGACGGTTATATCGCCGAGCTGCATGCGGGCGAACGGGTGCTCACGGCAAGCGAGGCTCGTTCGCTCGATGCGGCTGGGCAGGGAATGCTGTCGGTGGATCTGAGCCGGTACCAGTCGAACAGCAGCGATTCGTTGCTGCAGGAAATCAAGGCGCTGCGTGCCGAGGTTGCGCAGCTTCGTACTGATCGTCGGCAGGCCGATGCGGGGCATGCGACGCAGCGCGCGGAGCTGGCGGCGGAACAATTCTCGCGCCTTGATGAGCAAACCAACTTGATGCGCAACCGGGCGCGGCCGGGGAAATAATCATGTTCATTGCAATGGAGGTGGAGGCGTATCACCTTGCCGACGGCCGGGTTGATACGCTTCGTTTTGCCGAGACCGGCTTTGTCACGAAGCCGTCCGATACCCCGTCGAATGCGTGGTTCGAACCGGTCATCAAGACGGCACCGTCGCTGGGGCGCGTGCTGTTTGATCAGGCCGGCACGTACGGCGCCACGAAGGTCACGATAGGTAATGTGTTGCTGGTCAATCAGGATGGGTCGCTGGACTACCTGCTGACGGACTATGCGTTTGACGGTCGCCGTTTCACGGTCAGGATCGGCGATCCGACAACGCCCTTCTCGGAATGGCTGGTGGTGATGACCGGCACGATGTCGGACGTAAGCGCTGTGGACGGTGCGGTCCAGCTTACGATGCAGGACCGCCTCGCCGATCTCACGCTAACAGACTGGCCGACCTATGCGGGTAATAACGTGGCGCCGAATGGCCTCGAGGGGACAGCGGACGATCTGAAAGCCCAGCCAAAGCCACGGGTGTACGGCGCGGTGCTCAATGTGACGCCGAAGGCCGTCAACACGTCGAAGCTGATCTATCAGGTAAGTGATCAGGCGTGCACAGTAACGGCGGCATACGACAACGGCGCACCGCTCACACGAGGCGCTGACTACGCCAGCACCGACCAGATGCAATCAACCGCGCCGGCAGTGGGTCAGTTCCGATGCTTTTCCGGCTATCTGCGCCTCGGCAGTTCGCCGGCGGGCGCGGTCACCTGTGACGCAGCCGGCCTGGTCACGCGTGCGGCCGATCTGCTTGTGGCAATCGCGCTTGATGCGGGTGTGCCGGCGGCCGACATCGTGCGGGCGGACGTCGACGCGTTAAACGGGCTCGCTCCATCGCCAGTCGGTGTGTGGGTCGATTCGACGGAAACTCCGCAATCGCTGATGGATACCGTCGCTGGGTCCGTCGGCGCGTGGTACGGCTTCGACCGGCTGAGCCGCCTTCGCATGGGGCGCGTTGATGCTCCGGCGGGCAGCCCAACGGCCGTATGGGGGCAGGACGTGCAGGAGACGGCGTTGCCATCGAGCGCAGGCGTGCCGGCGTGGAGTATCACGATCAGCTACGCGCGTAACTACACGGTCGAGTCCAACGTTGCAGGCGTGGCCGGCGTCGACCGTGCGGCCTGGCTGGCGCAGGAATACCGGACGGCTGTGGCGACTGACAACTCGGTCAAGGTGGCATGGCCCCATGCGCAGGCGCTAACGTTTGAGACGGGGCTGATCAACACGGCGGACGCGCAGGCCGAAGCGCAGCGGCGGCTTGACCTCTACAGGGTACGTCGCATGACGATTGACGTCGACATTCCGGTCAGCGAACTCGAGACGAGTGACCTGGGCGATGTGGTCCGGCTCGATACGCCTCGATATAGCCTCGCCGCGCGGCTACTTCGGATCATCGGCATCAACAGTGGCTTTACGAGTGGCAAGGCTGCACTCGTCGTATGGGGGTAATGCATGGCAAACATTCTTCTGGGCTTTCCGAACCGGACGGACCAGGCGGTGTTATCGGGCGGTAACTGGCAGACGCCGCTGACCAACCTGCAGGACCGCAGACTTTCGCGCGTCGCACGTTCGGCGTCGACCGACAAGGCGGCCACGCAATTCGACGTCGATCTGGGCGTGCAGCGCAAGGTGTCGCTCTTTGCGATCGTGCGGCACAACCTCGGATTGAATGCGCGTTACCGCGTTCGTGTGTCGCAGGATGCCGCATTCCAGAACGTAATCTACGACGCTGCGGTGCTGCCCGCCCAGCCATCGGTATCGGCGAACTTCCAGCTGCAGCAGTACTCGGTACAGGGACGGGTGTGGCCGGAGGCGTGGCCCCGTCTATTCAACACCGCGTCGCTGGACTGGGAGGATCCGAACTGGTGGGACGGCCGGTTGCCGGAAGAGGATCGCGTCGGCTATCCGGGCCTCGTGATGTGCGTGCTGGATGAGCCAGTGTTTGGCCGCTATGTCCGCGTCGAATTTCAGGACGAGCAAAACGTCGATGGCTACATCGAACTCGGGCGCCTGTTCATCTCGCAGGCGTGGTCGCCGAAAAACAACGCGACGTATGGCGCCGGGATCGGATGGGAGTTCGATACGACGATGGATCGCGCCATTGACGGGACAGCCTACTTCGATCGCAAGACAGGGCGACGGGTGCAGACGTTGGGGCTCGACTGGCTGTCACGCGACGAGGCTTTCGGGAATGTTTTCGAATTCCAACGGGCCGCCGGTATCGATCAGGAAATGCTTTTCGTCTGGGACCGCGATGACGCGGTCAACCTGATCCGGCGATCGTTTCTCGGTCGCATGCGCAAGATCAACCCGCTGCTGCTGCCGTTTCTGGACACCTACACGAACGCATTCGAAATCGAGGAAATTACATGAGCAAAGTGACTTTTCCGCTCACCGGCCATTCGTATTCGGACGATGGGAGCAGCGATCACGACATGCTGAACGGAGGGCATGCTGAAAACCTTCTGCCGATGATCGGGGAAACGATCGCCACAGCGCAGTCAGCTATCGATGCCGCGACCTCCGCCGCGCAATCGAAACAGTCGACAGCCGCCGACGCGCAGAGCTCGAGCCAGAATGCCGCTGCAGCCAACACTGCGAAAGCGGACGCGCAGCAAGCCGCGACGCAGGCGAAGAACTGGGCGGCGACAGTCAACGTTCCGGTGCTGACTGGCAAGGCGGGATACGCACTTTTCGCTAATGATGCCGAAACCGGCATGGTGTGGCGCCGTTCAGCGCGCAGCGGTGGCGGTGCAAACCAGAACGATTCGCAGGTGTTCTTCGGGCAGGACCGCACGGTCGCCACGCGCATTCGTGTGACGCTGAATACGTCCGATCTCGGTCTCATCGTGACGGACACAGACCTGGCCGCCGTCGCGACGACATTGCAGAGCGCTATCAATACCAAGGCCGATGCGACTGCAACGGCCAACGCGCTGGGCACCAAGGCGAACCAGAGCGATCTGAACAACACCAACACGGCGGTCGCGACCAAGGCCAGTCAGGATTCTCTGAACGTCACTAACAACACGGTGGCACAGAAGGCGGACTCAGGCTGGGTTGTCGCCAACTTCGCGAACCGGTCGCTGATGGACTATGGCGGTGTTGGGTCATACACGATCTATGTCCAGCCCCAGAACATCGGCGACGTGGTCAGTCTGTCCGGCCTGAGTGGCAGCTGGCGATGCATGAGTGCAGGGACAGGCGGCGCCGGCAACGATCACCTGTATTGCCGGATCGCGTAACTGTCGTGACTTTCAATGGAAGTGACCATGAAATATTCGGAAGTGAAAGACCTGCGGTGGGCCGATGAGGCGAAGTCAATGGTGCTGTGTACGGTGAGCTTTGAGGATTTGCCAGCGCCCGTGCCTTTCACGGCATCGCCTGATGATGTCGAGGCGCACGGCGTCGAGATTTTCCAGCGCTGCACGGCCGGTGATTTCGGGGCGATTGGGGACTATGTGCCGCTGGGGACTGCCCAACTCGCGGCGAAGGCGAAAGCGCGGCGCGATGAACTGATAGCGGAGGCTACACGGCGCATCGCTCCGTTGCAGTATGCCGTCGACGAAGCGATCGCAACGGATGCGGAGTCGGCATTACTGAGCGGCTGGAAGGTGTACTCGGTCGCGTTGAACCGGATCGAGTCGCAGGCCGGCTTCCCTCAGACGGTCGTCTGGCCGGATCCGCCCGACGCTCAACCTTCAGCATCGCAAACCTGACCCGCCCTGCGCGGGTTTTTTTATGGGCGGCTCCAGGACAATCAATGTCAGATCCCACGTTCAGCGACCTTGTCGCTTTCTCACGCGCGAGTACCGCGTGGCGTACGAATCCCGGCGGGCAGTCGGAACAGGTGGCAGTCAATGCGCCGCGTTTCGACTATGACCCGACGACGAAAGCACCGCGCGGTCTTCTCATCCAGTCCGCCGGTACTAATCCGGACGGGTCGGCACGCGCGCCCGACGACACCAAAGTGACTTTGAACCCGGACTGGTTTAACCCGACGCAGGGAGTCTGGTTTGTTGTCTTTGAGTATCCCGGCGACGGCCAGCACACGGTGCTCGAGGTGAATGCGAGTGGTGCGCTGTTCGGCATCGAGGTTGTCGACGGAAACGTGTTCGCGTACTTCGGCACTTCCCGGTTCGCACTCGACACGGCGTTGCCAGATGTTGTCACGCAGATCGTGCTCGGCTACGGGCAGGACGGCGTAAGGGCATCGCGCAACGGCGCGGTGGTCGAGATGTCGGCTGCACGGGTGCAGCGCGTCACGGACGTGCGGCTCGGCGAGTCGACCACGACGGTGCAGCAACTGGATAGCAGGATGCTGTCAGTGGGCTACGTCGGCACGGCGGCCAGCGCAACGGAGCTCGCGGCGTACGCAACACCGGACGAGTGGTCCGATATCACGAGCTATATCGCGGAAAACTTCGGCGACATCTTTGTCGCACTGGCCGCCGAACTCAACACGGCAATCAACACCTAACGGGGGTTCAATGAGCGTTATTGATAATCTGAAAGATGCTGTTTCCGGCATCGTGGACAACTGGCCGACGATCCGTCAGTTCGTAAATGGTGGGGCGACCGATACCGTCGACACCGATGCGGGTGCGCTGCCTGTGATGGCAAAAGTCGTCGGCGACGCGCAAGGGATGTTCGAGCAGGCGAAGACTGATCTGATCGCGCAAAAAGGTGCCGAGATCGATCAGGCGGCGGATGGCGTGCTGTCTCAGACGCAGGCCGTCGCAGAAACGGTGCAGGCGACCGCACAGGCCGTCGATCAGCAGAGCGTTAATGTTCAGGGCTTCGCTAGTGTGGCTCAGGCTGCGCGCGATGCGGCCTTGATTCAGGGGGGCGTGTACGTCGACGAACCGACCGGACGCGCTGCGGTAGCCAACGGTGTCGCGTTCAAGGTGCAGGGAGACGGCATCAACGTCGCGGCATATGAGTATCGACGCACAAGCAGCACAGCCTCGACGCTGATAGCAATCTATCCGACTGCTCGGGCAGCGCTTACAGCCGGCGGGCTGATCGACAACTCATACGACGATGATGGTGTGCACATCAATCCGATCCGGGACAGCGCTCGCCGGCTCTTGCGATGGTTTGACTACACGGGCGCACGTCGGGGCAAGCTCGCTATCAATCAGGTTGTGAAGAACGGGTTAGCCGTCGCGTACAACCCGGTGACCGGCAACACCGATATCAGCTTCGGATTAGTCGAGGGAAATACCCCGATCGGCGGTCGCGGTGGCGTCGTTTCTACCTATGACGACGATGGCACGAACGCCATGCTGATCGTTGCACCCGATGCGAATGGCCGGAAGCGCATCCTGATGAGCGTGCCGAAGGCGGGCTTTGGGGGCGGCGGTGGGACGCCGACCGAAGTGATAGCCGCACGCGGCACGCAGCCGGATCTCAACGGGCGCCTGAGCGTGGGTCTGAACCCGTATGGTGCTCTCAGACAGGCGGTGTACGGCGCGTGGTTTCTGCGCGAGACGCGGCAGCGTCTGCGGGCGCTTCTCGATGGCGACAACATCGTGTACGTGCTTGGCTTGCCGGGCGATAGCTGGACCGATGGCAACGGCCTGCCGACCAACGGCATCACATCGCGTGAGTACTACTACACGCGGCGGCTCGTGATGGCACTGCAGGCGCAATACGGCAATGCTGGTGCTGGCTGGTGTTGCCTGAAGAATCCAACCGGCACAGTGACGGTCGGCGGCTCCTCGAACCCAAACAGCATCTATCAGTCGGGCACTGGTAGCTGGGTCACGAACACCAACAACAGGCCGGGCGCAAGCATCTGCTCGGTTCAGAGCAGTACGCCCGGCGACCGCATCACGGTCAACTGCACGCTTACGAAAACCGGATCGGTAGCGTTGCACGCCGCGACCTCTCCGGGTGTCCTGCAATACCGCTTCAATGGGGGCGCGTGGACACAGGTCGATCTAAGCAGCGGCGCGGGGTTACATGTGATCGCGCTTGCTGGCTTTCCTACAACAGCAGTATGGACGCTCGATATCGAGCCCGTCTCCGGCACGATCGAGCTATATGGCGTCGATCACCGCACGGGCACATCGGGCATTGTCGTGCACGGCCTTGGCGCGGGTGGCAGCAACGCATTCCATTGGGGCAACGTCGACCAGGCGCAATTGCAGGCCGCGTGGGCCGCGCTCGGCATCAATGCCTACCAGATCATGCTCGGCACCAATGACCAGCTTTCCTACACGGTGAATGGTCACATTTCGAGCATGCAGACGGTGATCAACAGCATGCGCATCGCTACGCCCACGGCAGATATTGTGCTGGCCACTTCTCCGGAGAATTCGGATACGACGCCGCCACGGCCATCGCAACCTATGGCGCTCTTCCAGGAGGCGGACCTCGAGCTCGCCATCGTGAACCACTGCGCGCACATGAATATGCAGTACTACTTCGGCGACGACGTCAGCCAGTACGGCTATGGCACGCCGCGCGGATGGCTTAACTCATCGCTGATCCATCCGAGCCAGACCGGGCAGCGCGTGATCGAGGAAGCGTGCTGGCGTCTGTACACCCAATCCATCTGAAGGAGCTTTGCAATGGAAGTTTTTGTGCTTTCGCAGACCGTGACGGACGACAGTTTGCCGATCCTGTATCGCGACCCTTTGCTGTTCGGTGCCAACGGCGGTGTCAAGCTGCTTGTTGATCTCGCCTCGACGTACGCCTGGTCGAAGCAAGCCGCACCGATCAATGGCGACGCGATCCTGAATCTGGATGAGTCGGGCAATAACGGGAGCGTGGTGATTGGCGCCAATGGTGCGCCGGCATACGCGGGGCGCGGCTTCGATTTCACATCGGTCACCGGCGTGGGCGAATATATTCAGGGAGATGGTGGATTTGCTGAATCGCTCGCGGCGAACGGCCAGCAGTACTATCTGATCACGGCCTACCTAAAATTGCCCGCCCAGGTTGATTGGCCAACGACAGGTGGTCTCGGCGTGCTTTCGTTCAGCCAGTCCAGCGGCCGTTACAGTACTGTTCCCGACTTAGTTGAAGTGACGCCGTTCGGACAGCAGGGCGGAAACCGCTTTCTTATCGCGCGTCGACAGACGGCGATTGGTGCGGCGGAGCAGATGAATATTGCGGTCGACGCGACCGACTATGGATCGTTCGCTCAGATTGCGGTGTGGCGTAACGCGGTGGGACAGGGGTTCCGGATAAAAACGGCGAGTCGGACGGTAAAGGCCGGTTCTCCACCGGCCACGGGAGCTTCCAACACAGCGTCCTTGACAGGGCTGAAAGCGCGTTTCGGCATCCCGCCGAACGCTAGCCTCACCGGAACGAATAACAAGTTCCGAATCTATCGTCTCGCACTTGAGGATCTGTTCGTATCGGGCCGCGACCCTGAAACGGTACTTGACGCAGACTGGGCTAGGACAATAGCGCGTGGTGTCTTCAGTTAGGCATCGGTAGACGCTTCATTTGGACGTGAAGCAGACCAGTGCATCTCAACAAAATCGGAAAAGCGGCGATGCGCTGGTCGAAGTAACCGTCGGAGCGTTGGCTCTCCATACTCTGCAATCAGCCATGCAATGCAAATGAGGAGGCCGATCGGAGCGAGCGGCAAGATCGGTGCCGGTATCGAAGGAAAGGATTTTCCAAGCTGTACCGTCAAAGATACAACCGCGTTCTCGTGTATCAGATACAGCGGATAGCTAACAAAACCCAGTGTCAGCCAATATTTGTGTCGCAAGAAACTTTGCACCTTGCCATTCACGATCGCTGCTGTGAATAGGACGACCATGAGTGCGGGCGGGATCTTTTCTACGACGTGAGAACCGTTGAATACAGCCACGGAAATCGCGGCGGCACCGATGGCCGCGACCATCGTACGTCGAGAGGGTGCAGTCAGATAAAGGTAAAGGATCGCACCGAATGTGAACCATCCAAAATGTTCGGCGCTTGTCCTTTTGAGCGCGTAATTGGTCCAGTAGATGGCCGCGTGGGCGTGCGGATGTTTGATCATGTAAAGCTTGAAGCCAACTGCCACGACGAATAGTGCGAACAGAAGTAAAACAGCTCGGCGCGCACCGAAAAGAACATAGAGCGAACCGAATATGAGATAGAACTTGACCTCGACGAAGAGCGACCAGAATGGTCCTTCGAGTGCACGAAAGTGTGTGCCAAGAGCGAAGTTTAGCCAGCCGGGCTCGATAAACAATAGACCCGGCACGGAGTTCATTGGATCTGTGGCGCCGGCTGGCCTGTCGGTAAGGAGGGGCGAAGTGGCGCATACCAACAGTGTGGCGATCAGCATTGCAGGAAACAGGCGCAACCAGCGGCGCAACATGAAGTCTGCAATGTTTTTGCTGCGCTCCAGCGAAAGGAGGATGACAAAGCCGGAGATCATAAAGAACAGTTGAACGCCGACCCAACCGTATTGGAGAAACGGAACGTGCTGAAACTCGTCGCCGAACGGGACGACTGTTGGCCAGCGAATGTAAGCGTGGAAGAGGACGACGAGGAGGATTGCAACTCCGCGAAGCCCATCCAGGTAAGCGAGCCGAGTGTTGGTAGTCATCGATCTGGATTCGGGAGGCATGCGTTGTAGGGTATCGGGCGTCGGAAAGGATAGCGCTCGCCACTTGTCTAATTCCGTCAAAAGCTTGGCAAATTTGTAGTGTTGATTCGGACCGCCTTCGGGCGGTTTTTTTATGGCCGTTCCGATCTTGCATCGGCGCGGCCTTTTTCATTGGGGGCAACGTTTGAACGAGAACCTTAAATATTCGGATCAGGGCATGTCGCTGACGGAGAGTGCGGAGACGCTTGTCCTGTTCGCGTATCCGGATCCAGCGTCGCCGCTCGCCAAAGCCCTGCAGGCGAGAGGGCTGCGGCAGCGGGTGCTCGCTGGCGGAGCGATCCCCCTGGAGCTTGGATCGCTAAACGGTGCCCCGTGGACGGGCGGCTGGGGCCATACCGGCCCGGACGTCAGGCCCGGCATGGTGATCACACGCGAGATGGCCGTCGACTGGTTACGAGCGGATGTGCGCGGCGCCGAGGCGGTGGTCAAACGCGACGTCAAGGTTGCTTTGACTCAGGAGGAGTACGACGCGCTCGTCGACCTCGTGTTCAACATCGGCAGCGGCAATTTCGACACGTCGACGCTTTTGCGCAAGCTCAATGCCGGCGATACGGACGGCGCAATCGCCGAATTCGCGCGTTGGAATCTGGCTGGCGGCAAGGTGCTGGCGGGGCTGGTCAAGCGCCGTGAAGCGGAGCGCGTGCTGTTCCAGCTCGGCGCAAATCACGCGAGGGTCGCCGCATGAAAAACGATGCCCTTGCGAGATTCATCTACGCGTACCTGGCGGTCTATATCGCTGTGTCTGCATTTACCGCTCCGTGCTCGGCGACGTCGGTGATGCTCACACGTGATGGCTTCTGGGGTTACGCGGTGACGGCGGGGACTGCTGTGCTTGCCCTTGTCGTGGCCGCCGACGTCGCGATCAATGACTGGTTGCCGGAAAGATACATATTCCACTGGGCTCAGGCCCGCCGGCATTGGTTGTACGCGATAGCGGCGGCCTGTTACGTGACGCCCTTGTTCGCGGCAAGTGCGTACTTCGTCAATGCGGCGCAGGTCTTTTTTTACGTGGGCATGGCGCTGTTCGGGCTGGTGCTCGGTTATCGCGAAACGCAGGCAAAACGGGGGATAACGTGCGCCGATTGATTCAATGGGGGTGGGGAGCGTGCGTGCTGCTATGGGCAGCAGCGGCGTACGCGATGGTGCGGCAGACCGAGACGGTACTCGCTGAAGGCCTGGCAGGCATCCAGGGCGCGTCGCTCGTGCTGGCGATTCTGCTTGCACTTATTGGCGGGACGGCCAGTACGTTCCAGCGGTTCGCCTCGAGCGATCCGCCGGCGCGATCGGCACTGATCGAGATCGGCAGTGTAATCACCGCGTCGATCGTTGCCGGTCTGTCCGCTTTCTTTTTTTGCGAGTGGCGAGGGTGGCCAGCGCCGCTCACCGCACTCGTGATCACACTGGCGAGCTGGGGCGGAAAGCGCGTGCTGGATCAGGCGCTCGACGCTGGCCTTCGCCGCATCCAGGGAGAGAAGCCATGACGGACATTGTTGGGCGTATCGCGCTCGTCGTTGTCGGCCTGATCGCTGTGGTGCTGGCGATCGCATGCACGGTGGAGTTTTTCGAGCTGCGCAGTGTCCGCGACGATTACGCATTGGCACAGCAGAAGGCGCAGGCGGACGATCAGTCGATCGGCACGCTTCGCTCGCAGCTCGCGACGTCGCAGGCGGATCTGGCCGCCGCTGCATCAGGCGTGCAAGCCTGCTCGGCTTCAGTCACGCAAGCAGCATCCGAAGCATTCGCCGTTCGAGCGGCGGCCGCAGCCGTGCAGGCGAAGGCGGCGACGCAGGCGCAGTCATACCAGCGTCAGATCGACGCACTTTCCCAACGGATTCAGGATCCATCCAACCAGTCGGAGACATGCGATGCGGCATTCGATCGTTTGCGCGGCGCTCTGTAGCGCGCTGCTAGTTATTCCGGGTTGCGGCTCGGCGCCGCCGGCACCGGTCTCACCGGTTGTCCACGCAGAGACCGTCGTGGCGAAAGTGCAGGTGCCGGTGTCGTGTATTGATTCCGTCCCGCCGGGGCCAGCGTTTCTGTCGGATGCGGATTTGCTGGCCGCGCCGAACGGTTCGGCGGTCGACCGCATCTGGCGGGATCACTTGCAGCGGCAGAAGTGGGAGGCGCAATTGACCGGCCTGCTTGCGGCCTGTGTATCTCACGCTGTCGTGCAGTAGAAGGCGGCCCATCCGGGCACGGATGGGCCTAACGTCTGGGGATCAGTCCGAACGAAAGGTGATAGTAACCAGTCGCCTCCCCGTCGCCCAGCATGGTTTGCACCTAGGACCAAGAGTCTGAAAAAGTAACTTTTCGCGTACTACGGCGGAAAAGACAGGGCGGCCGGAGGCATGTTGACGCATGCTCCCGGTCGCCTTTCCACTGTGACAGCCAGTGAATTAGCCAAGGCCCTGACACCTACCGGTAGGCGGGCCGAATTCTAACCGAAAAAGAAAAGGCAATTCCAACTATGGCAACTCCCATCGTTCCCTGGATCGGCGGCAAGCGCCGGCTTGCGGACCATCTGATTCCGCGCTTTCCGAAGCATGACTGCTATGTTGAAGTGTTCGCGGGCGGAGCGGCGCTGTACTTTCTCCGGCCGCCGGCAGCGGTCGAAGTGATCAACGACATCAACGGGGACTTGATCAATCTGTATCGCGTTGTGCAGCACCACTTCGAGGAGTTCGTGCGCCAGTTCAAATGGGCGCTGACGAGTCGACAGGTGTTCAAATGGCTGCAGGAAACGGTGCCGGAAACCCTCACCGATATCCAGCGTGCAGCTCGTTTCTACTACCTCCAGCACAACTGTTTCGGTGCGAAGGTGGAAGGGCAATCGTTCGGGACAGCAACCACGTCGTCGCCCGGCCTGAATCTTCTTCGCCTCGAGGAGACCCTGTCTGCGGCCCATCTCCGCCTCTCCAACACGTTTGTCGAGCATCTGGACTGGAAGACGTGCATCGACCGATACGATCGCCCGCATACGCTGTTTTATCTGGATCCGCCGTACTGGGAGACGGAAGGCTACGGCGTCCCGTTTCCCTACGAAGAGTACGTAGCGATGGCGGCCAGGTTGCGTGGTTTGAAAGGCAAAGCGATCGTCAGCCTGAACGATCACCCGGCGATCCGGCAGGCCTTTGACGGCTTCCACATTGAAACAGTGGACATCAAGTACACCGTGGGCGGTGGCGGGAGAGAAGCGGCCCGTAAGGAAGTGATTATTTTCAGTTGGGATGATGCGGCTCAGCCGGCGGGGCTTTTCTAGGGCGCTCTATTCTCGCTGTCCGCGCCGACGCCGTGCATCGGCCTCAAACTTGACCGCGTCCGGGTTGCGAGCGTATTCCCGGACGTTTTTTGGCACGGCGTCGTGCCTGGGCGTGTCGTCGATTTCGCCGATGCGCAGCACTTCCTGGGCAAGTCGTATTCGAAGTTCCATGATCGGTGATTCGCGGGCAATGAGGCTGCGGTCTACCTCTCTCGCCAGCCGTACGGCGGCGTCCGCTTCGCCGCGCAGACGCAGCAGCGCAAGCCGCAGATATTGCACTTCCAGAATCAACCGCTCAACATCGCCTTCGCCGCGATGATCTCGCCACCAGTTGCGCAGATCGGCGAGTGTAGGGGGTTGGAATTCAGGGAGCTTCACGTTTGGTCTCTCAAGGCACTGTGTAAACATACAGTATTTTTACGAAGGTGCGTGCTGAGATTGCGTACTTGGAGAGCGTGGTCTAATACCGGAGCCCGGTTGACATGACCCAATAAATGACCTATTGTTTGGTCTGTAAATGGGCCTTCCAATCGCCGGCATCGGCAGTCGCGAGGCGCGTTGCTCCTATCCAGATGAAAATTGAATAGACTGAACGACACGAACGACACGAACGACACGAACGACGCACAGAACGCACAGAACGCACAGAACGCACAGAACGCACAGAACGCACAGAACGCACAGAACGCACAGAACGCACAGAACGAATTCGCAGCTGAGAGGTACTAGATGGAAAGCATCCTTGCCCGCACATCGATCGGCATCAGCGAGCTCAAGGTCAATCCGACCGCAGCAATCGAGCAAGCCGATGGTCCGGTCGCGGTGCTCAACAGAAACAAGCCGGTCGCGTACCTGATCCCGGCTTTGGAATGGGAAGCGATTTGCGACAGACTTGAGGACATCGAGCTGGCGGAGATCGTCAGGGCGCGCAGCGGCGAAACAGCCGTGAGCGTGGAACTTGAAGACCTATAAACTGCAGTTTTTACCGTCCGCCCGAAAGGAGTGGGACAGCCTCGATAACACAGTGCGCCAGCAACTCAAGCGCAAACTGGCGGAACGGCTTGAAAATCCGCGCGTCGAGTCGGCACGTTTAAGTACGATGCCGGATTGCTACAAAATCAAGCTTGCCGCACTTGGTTATCGACTCGTCTATCAGGTGGTCGATAGCGCCGTCACCGTAATAGTAGTTTCGGTCGGGAAGCGCGAGCGAAGTGCCGTGTATGCTGCGGCAATTGCTCGTCTGAAATGAAAAAGCCCGCTTCGGCGGGCTTTTTCGTTGCTCAACAGCGTGGGGGCTTGCGTTAGTCGGCATCCTTTTTCGACGCGGATCCGAAAATGTACCCCAGCGCGGTGCCCACCAAACCTAACAGAGCAGTGCGGGTGTTGGTAAGTTCCGGCGTCTGGTTGGCGATCCAAAAACTGCCGAAATAGAGCACAAAGCTCAATACCACAATAAGTCCAGCGATATTCGTCGGTGCCGAGGCGTTGCTGCCGAACAGTTTGCCGAGCAGGCCGAGGTTCTGCTGGTTATGCGCGAGCTCGTACTCCTTGCCACCCCGCTTGTAGAAATCGACTTCTTGTTGGGGGGTCACGCCTCCAGTAGCGGGCACATTTGGCTCTGCCGCAGGGTCAATGCGCGCATTGCCGATGTCCTGACCGGCCGTCTGCTCAGCAACTGGGCTACTCATCGGGCGGGCTGTCCTTGTGCGCGCTGCGCCGCCTCACGAAAATGATGCGCGATCAGATCGAACGGGATATCCGCGCTGCGGATGCCGTCTGACGTACGACGGGCCTGCGCCCAAGGTCCGTCAGAAGCGTGTGTCATCTCGGACAGCGCCATGCCAGTGTATCGACCGTAACTGCTCCAGATGTTTGACAAAAATTGTCTGATCTCAGGCTCCGTCGGTGCGGGCACCTCGAAAAAGCCAGTCGATCCGTCAAATCCAGTTGCTTTGGAGCGCACGGGTCCCGATCCATACCGCTTGAATTCGTGGTAGAGCGAGGGCACGACAGGGCCGTAAGGCCATGCTTCGATGGATTCGTTGATGAGCGGCTGACCGGTGTATCCCGCATACCATCCATGGGCGTAATACACCAGCTTTTGCAGCTTCATCGGGTCGATCATCTGACCGTTTGCATTGGCAATCTCAAGGAAGAAATTAGCCACGGCTTTAGCGTCGAATGGCATCTAATCTCCTCTGGGTTGAAATCGAAACGCTTTATGATAGGTTACGGCGCGCAGATTGTGCCATAAGCGCTGCCGTTCAAGTACTGGATCGGAAATTTTACTGTATAAATATACAGTAATGGGCGTCGATGCGGTGAGTATCGGTTCGACCGCGAGCTCAAGGGCTGCAAATGGGTGGGATGCGGCGAGAAAGTGCGTGCTACAGCACTGAGGCCTCACCTTGTCCGGCGGGCTTTCAGCCTATCATTCCACCCCTGAACTATCGCCGTCAGGGAGGGCTCGGCAAAGTCACTTTGAACGGGCCCAGTTCGACCCAAAGGAACAGTTTGGACCCGACACATGAATGACGGCTTTCCGCGCATCATATGCCCGCGATAACAAGTCTCGGATGGGTCGTCCCTGCTCGCTAACGGGCCGCGAACGCCCTCTTACGGTTCGTTTGCACGCGGGAGGGACACTGAAAACGAGGTCTCCGTCTCGTCAGACCGCGCCTCGATCACGCCGCGATGTGCCTTGGCGATTTCGCTTGCAATGTAGAGACCGAGTCCGAGGTTACCCGACATGTCCGGCTTGCCTGGATGGTCCGGCCCCCGCGTCAGGGGATCGAACATGCGCGCCAGCGTTGCGTGCTCGATGGCAGCTCCGGAGTTTTTGACTTCGATACGAACCTGCGTTGCATCGCCGGTAACCACCACGCGTACCGGAGTGTCCTGCGCCCCGTACTTGACGGCGTTGAGCACCAGATTGCCAAGCAGTTGCTGCAAGCGCCGTCCGTCCCAGGCGCCCTGCAGATTTCCGCTTACCTGCAGCTCGATCTGCCTGTCAGGATGAACCGCACGCAACTCGTCCAGCTCGTCACCCAGCACTTCCGCAAGATCGACGCCCTCGGCCGCTACGTTGATGCCAAGGCCCAGTTTGGTCCTGTTGAAATCAGTCATGTCATCAAGCAACGCCTGCATCCGTGCTCCACTACGTATCAGGCGGCCGGCGGCTTCCGACACCCGGTCCCCGGCATTCAGCACTTCCAGATACGTTGCGGTCGCCTGGATTGCCTGAAGGGGGCTGCGCATGTCGTGCCCCAGCATGCCGAGCAGGAGATTGCGATTCTGCTCGGCCTGCGCCGCGAAGAAGGCGATCGATTCCACAAGTGCCTGATCGATCGCTTCGTCGAAGCGAATGACGTCGACCACATCCGGCACCCCTGGCGCGCAGTCGTCCGTCCACAGGCGAAGCACGCTTGCGCGCAGCGCCCGATATTCGGCGGCGAGCTGGTTGATATTGAAGCCGGCCCGTGCCCGCAGCACGGCATGCGTTTGCGCGGCAGTCTCAGGCGCACCAACCGGAACGGGGCCATGTCCCAATGATTTTTCGCGCTGGGCTTCCTTAGTTTGTGGAGACCGCAAGTCCGTTGCCACGGCGAGTAGGATTTGCTGCGCGTGGTCGCGTAATGCCAATGATTCCATGTTTGCCGCTGCCGGCACTAGGGTGGCTGCAAAGGCTTCCCAACGCTCCAGAATCGGTTCCAACTCTTGCGAGATGAAGTCAGCAAGTCGCATATAGGCGTCTCCGATGTGTAATCGGGATTATCAAGGTCCGATCAGGGTACCTATGTTACGCGCAATTCAGGGACGGACTTCAATCGGGGAAAGCACCGTTGTGGGGCAACCGCCATAACGGCACCCCAGCCGCGTCCCGCGCAATTTTGGTGAGACCGCACTTGTGTCGCGAAAACAGGCGCAGGGGGATAGCACGCTGGACGGCGCAGCGGATACCGTTGTCATTCGTCAAGTGAAGAGTCGTACCTAATGCATAAGCCGCGCGCAGCGAATGATTTCACGTCATTGAACTACCGGCGCGGAAGTTGGATCATCTAGCCGATGACGTCAAGTGTCTCTCGCTGGCCGATTGTTGCCGGATGAGGGCGCGAGACCCGACTGCAGCCGAATTAGCTGACGGTTCAGTAGGGTGAGTTTTGTTTGCTACAGATTTGCTACAGCAATGGTAGAAACCTATATCTGACAGGCTTTACACCTGACATTCCACCCCCTGAACTACAGGGAGATGGATATCTTCAATGGGACGACCGAACGCTTGCTGCTATTGGCTCGGGCCTTATCCCGTGGGCCTTTCCGGCTTTTCTGCTTCACCCTAAATGAAGTGCCATGACAGCCCGTGAACCCCAGTTTATAGCAGTCTCTGCTACACTTTTGCTACAAATCGTCCCTGTAGCACCGAAAAGTGATCTGGCACTGCTACAGTTTCCGAACGGGGTCAAACATGGCTTCAATCCTGCCAGTCGGCAGTCGCTGGCGTGCCCAGGTACGCAAACGCGGCCAGAGTATAGCAAAAACGTTCAAAACGAAAGGCGCGGCAACGGCATGGGCGCGCGAGAAGGAAGTCGAGATCGAGAATGGCGCGAATGCCGTCGACGCGGCCACTGTCACCATCGGCACGCTGGTCACGAAATACCGGGAGGCGCGCAGCGAATCCGGCCGCGCCGTCAAGCCGAAATCGAACGAGGATTACATCCTGCAGCGTCTGCAGGACAAGTTCGAAAGTGACTTTGCCTCGCGGCTGACCACGCAGCAGATCGTCAAATTTGCGCAGGAGCGCAAGACGGCCGGCGCCGGCGGCTACACCGTCGACATGGATATCTCGAAGCTGGGCACCGTTATGCGCCACATGGCGTCGCTGCTTGGCCTGACGCTGCCTGACGCGATTGGCGCGGCCCGCCCCACGCTGCACCATCTGCGCCTGATCGACGCCGGCGGCAAACGCGATCGCCGGCCCACTTCGGACGAGATCGAAAAAATCTTCGCATGGTTCGCCGAGCATCCGGAGCGCGAGCAGGCGATGCCCGATCTGCTGCGCGTCGCGATGCAGTGCGCGTTCCGCCGGGGTGAGCTGTTCAGCCTGCGCTGGGACGATATCGACGCGGAGAATCACCTCGCGCTCGTGCGCGATCGCAAGCATCCCCGGCAGAAGGTTGGCAACAACGAGTGGATCCCGTTGATCGGTGACTCCTTCGAGGTCATCATGCGGCAACCGCGCTATCCGGTGCCGCCGGAATATGCTGAGAAGCGCGAGGCCGATCCGAAGACGCCGCCTCACAAGAACGAGTACATTTTCCGGTTTGACAAGGGCACCGCGAGCAAGTACTTCAAGCAGGCGTGCGATGCAAAAGGGATCGTGAATCTGCACCTGCACGATCTGCGACACGAAGCGACCAGTGCGCTATTCGAGGCAGGGTGGCAGATACCGGAGGTTGCTGCTGTGACGGGACACAAGGATTGGCGCAACCTGAAGCGTTATACGAACCTCGATCCGGCGACGGTTGCCAAAAAAGGGCGCCTGAAGCTGGTCAAAGTGGCTTGAAAGCGATTGCCCTGCGAGGCTGTCAGCGTTTTTTATAAATTACCGGGGTCAGTGAGTGGCTAAATTCTATCCACCGCAATTTAAAGCGGAACACTTTCATTGCGTGCATTGCGGCGTTTTTTCGGCCCAATTCTGGCGTGAGTTTCTGTATCGTCAGATGACCAGCACTGCCGGTCTCGCAGTACACCCAAAGCTTGATTATTGCGTCTGCAGCCACTGCAATGCGTGGTCGATCTGGTACGAGAAGCGCATGCTTGTTCCGTCAGAGGCGACCGTGCCGCCGGCGCATGAGGACTTTCCCGAGGAGGCGAAAGCTGACTATGACGAAGCACGCGATATCGTCGCTCGTTCGCCGAAAGCTGCTGCGGCGTTGTTGCGGCTTTGCCTTCAGAAGCTGATGCCCATTCTCGGCGAGAAAGGCGAAAACATTAACGCGGACATCAAATCACTTGTTCAAAAGGGCGTGCCGGATTTTGTACAGCAGGCACTCGATTTTTGTCGGGTGGTTGGTAACAACGCGGTGCATCCAGGGGAGATTGTGCTCGATGACTCCCCTGATGTTGCGATCGCCCTGTTTGAGATGCTGAATGTGATCGTCGAGCAACGCGTCGCGATGCCCAAGAGAATTCAGGCGCAGTACGACGAATTGCCGGAGTCAGCCCGCAAGGCAATTGAAGCGCGCGACACAAGGGCAAAATCCGCGTAGCGATCTAGCGACGGTCTGCGCTTTGCGCTCAGGCAGGCTGATGGTCTCTGAGCCAGTCGCGCAGCGCATCATTCATGCGCGTCTGCCAGCCATCGCCTGTTGCCTTGAAGGCTTCAACAATGTCGGCGTCGTAGCGAACCGACAAAAGTACCTTTGGTGACTCCGATCGCGGTCGGCCACGGCCACCAACGCGCTTCATTTTCCTGAAAACTTCGTCCGGCACCTCGTAGGTGTCCGGGTCTGCGGCAACGCCGCGGTTGATTGCCTCGTTTTCTTCGGCAGTCGGCACCTCGAGCACGCGGCCCGACCGTGTCTTAATCGTATTGCGCATAGTTGCGTACCTCCCGGTGTTGGCCATGCGAAGGCTAATGACATGCATTACGTCGCCACGCTGCGTGAAAACTACGCAGTAGAGCCGCGTTCCGATCAGCGCAAAACCGACCTCGCGCACTTCCATGTAATCGCGACGCGTATCAACGTAGGACATGACCCTGACCAATCAATCATTTCTGCCAATTCGAGCGACACGCTATGCTTTGCGCATGTTTGCGTCGTCTTTTGCAGAGTCATAAGTGATGTCCATGTGATTAATCGTAGCTACAATTAATACGCTGGACAATGTTTATTGGTAGCTACGGTATTCTTCTGCGCGCACAAGAGGCCTTTTCCAGCGGCGAACGTCATTGCGGCGCGCTATCATCATCTGGCCAACGGCGAACAACGGGAGGCACGATGAGCGAAGAGGCAGCCAACGAAAACGAGGCGCGGGCCGAGGCCGATACACCGCTTAAGACAGAGGCGACACTGGTGTATCCGCCCGTCGATTTCGTTTTGCAGCAACTGGTAACCAATACGAATACGCTTGGTCATTCGTATTCCGTGACGTTGCAGGTAGGCGGCCTGCTCGTGACGGATTTGATGATTTCAGGTGCGGAGTATTTCAAGGCGATGGCCGAAATTTTTGAAGCACACATGGCCGATCCGGACGGAGCGAAAGTTTTCGCCGATTCTTGGCGCGAGGTGGGGTCGACGATCTACGGCAATCCCGAATACTCATCCGAACCCCCTTCATATATTCACCTGAAGAACGCCCGGTACGTGGCGCCGGGCGGAAAGGTCGCGCCGTCTGAGGAAGGTGTGCTCTGGCGGGGTCGTCTCAGTGAGGTCCAAGGCTTTAACATCGGGTCGTTGAACGTCAGAGTCTGATCGCAGTCAAGCCGAAGCCCGCTCGCGCGCCTGCGCAGACATCCTGTCGAGATAGTCTGCGACGGCATCATAGGCGGCATAGCGGGCTGCGCCTTCCTTGTACGTCGGGATCGGAAACGTCTCGGCGCTAACCTGATTGCGAATTGTCCCTTCTGACATGGCCAGCAGCGTAGCGAGCTGCCCCATGGTCAAACGCGGACCGAATTTTTCGAGAATGTACGCGCGGGTAAGGAGGCTCATGGTGGCTCTCACGTTGACGGATGCAGCGCGCGGTCGAGCTGCATCAAACCGGTTTCGATAGACAGACGAGCCTGCTCGGCCCATGTGCGCGCTTCCTGCGCGGCTTCGTGCCGGCTATAGCTGCCGACCTCGTCGCAGATGACGTCGAGCAGGCCAATGTCGGCACCGTGTGCGACGTGCTTAACCAATTGGCGGAGCTCGAGACGGAGGGCTGTGATTCGCGCGAGGGTGGCCAGTCGGGAATCCGACTGGCCTTCGTCCGTCTGGATCGCTTCGGCGGGCGCGAGCCCGCTGCCGTTGACGTTGCCGCTTGATGCAAGCGCCGGGACGGCGCCAGCGCGCGAAAGCCGGTGGCGTCTATCCGCTGCTTCCCGCTTACGCGGCAGCGGGCGTGGGGTGAAAGTGGCCGGGCGGACCATCATTGAACTCTCCCTCGAGCTAATTCTTCGGTCCAGTCGGGATCCGGCGCGATCCACAGTTTCTCCAGCCATGCGTGGATCGCCGGCATCTCTTTGGCGTTGCGAGTACTCCGCTGATCGAGCTGCTTTCGGAGCGACTGCACGGCACCGCGAATCGCCAGGCCGCGCGTTTTAAAGATTGTGGTGATTTCGCTCATCTTGAGCGGGCCGGAAGCGTGGGACGAGCCGACTGTGTAGGACGTTGCAAAAATCCAGCTGCCTCCCTCGGGCTGAGCAAGACGAATTTCAATTGGAGATTTGGCGCCGCGCTTCAGCGGAGGGCAACTCAAAGTCTCATGTGCGACGAAAACACCATGTTCGTTCGGCTGGTGAATCGGGTGCCGGGACCGCTTCGTTGAAACCGCGTCGAGCAGATCTGCGAGAGGTGATAATGCCGCGTGCACACCCGCAATAGTCCCCGGCGAAAGCTTGCCAAATATCGGATCATGAAGGACCGACTGCAGCGCCTGCAAAAGTTGCTTTGCCTGCACTTCGGTGATCTGCTTTGCAATGGGCTTCGGTGCGGCTGCGGCCAGCACCTTCGCAGTCACCTTGGTCTTTCCCGATTCCTTTGCCTTCGACGCAGCGGTTTGCAGACGCTCTAACGCTTTCTCTCCACCGTGTGCGCGCACTTCCTCGATAGCCAGTGTCGACGCGACGACCTTGTCTCGAATCAGCTTGTGCAGAGCGACGGGCGCATTGGCGAGTAGCAGGACGTCTCTGATCGTCTGGTCAGTAACGTTGAGGCGTTTGCAGATCGTCGCGTTTGCTTCACCGAGCGCCTGCAGTTCGATGACCTTCTCGGCGAGTTGCAGCGGCGTCAGTTTCTCGCCATCGTTTGTATTAATGCCGGCGTAGATCAGGTTGACGCGACTGACCGACTTGGCTTCGTCGATGACGACGGGGAGTCGGTCGATTGGCGCACCTTCCTCGATCGCGAGCAATGCGGCGTGGAAGCGGTGCTGGCCGGCGTAGACGAAGATTCGATCTTCGCCGCCGACCTTGCGGACGAAACAGCCAATCGGCTGTTTACGATCGTATCCGTTTGCTTTGATGAGTTCTGCGAGATGGCGGACACGGTCCTGATCGAGCGGGCGTACGTTGTCGCGCGGGTCAAAATGAATCTCGCTCGGCGGTACGGTCCACAGGTCAGAAGATCCACCGCCGGCGGCCTTAACTGCGGCCTTCGTGTTGCCAGTGACGATCATTGCGTCGAGAACGAGCGGGCTGGTCCTAGCCATGATTCGCCTCCAGCGTGGACTGGATTCCACCGACATCGGCAAACGTGGCATCCGGGGCATAGTGAAACAACGTGCCGTCAAACGGAGCGATAGTCAGGCCGGCGAGCCAGTACACGAGCCGTTCGTCCGAGCGTCGGATGGCTTGGCGCACGACCGTACCTCGCACCAGCATGTGTAGATCGAGACGGAGCGCATGTCGATCGGCATGTGGCAATGCGGCCTCGACATTGTCGATCGTCAGCGGTTCACGCTGGCCAGCTAAAAATGCGATCAACGCTTTGCAGATTGGAGAGAGGTCATTGCGCATGACGACTCCCGAAAAGTCTCACCGACCATGCGAGCAGAAGCGGCCGTGCGAAGCACAAAGCACAGAATCCCGCGATCGCGACAACGATGAGCTTGCCGGCTGACACACCAGCGAACAGCCACAGAATTGCGTCGACCAGACCGAGGACAAAGCCGATGCGTCGTTGCTGAGCATGGCCGGTAAGAAACCACACGGCACAGCATGTGGTGATGGCGACGAGGAGGGCGAAGGTCACGCAGCCTCCTTCACGCGCAGTGCGCGCGGCTTGCGCTTTTTCGCCTTGGCAATCGTCGTTGCGGCAATTGAGTCGGCCCGCTTGCGAAGATTTTTCTTGATCGCCGTCGCGCAGTCGTCCTCGTTCGGATAGGAGATCGAAGTTCCGACGACATCCGTGCCGTCGAGGATCATGTAAAGCGTGTGCACGCTGTCAGCAAGCGGTCTCCGTGCGACAACATACTTTCCGACCATGACCGGCGTTGTGGGACGCGGTGCCATCGGATCGTAGTGGAATGTCGAGCGTAGACCGATGGTGTCGCGCCGTGTGGGCTCCGGCGGAGCGTTGAGTTTTGCTCTTGGCATGTGGCGTTAGTCCGTATCGCCAGCGGCAAGACGCTTGCCGTCCAGCGTTGGTTGTTTGGGCTGCGCTTGTTTTTTCCTGAGCTCGGCACAATTGGCGAGGCAGATTCGAAGCGCGGGATTGGTGATCGCGTCGATGGCGGAGCCGGCCAGATGGCGGAGGCGGTGTTCCCGAGCGATGTCGGCATCGGTCACGGGGAATCGCCGAGTCATCGAGCGGCTACACCGTGGCGCGGACGGGAGCGTGTGTCAGCGCCGTCGATGGCGAAACCGGGATATTGATCACGATCACGATGAATGCGGCGACGAATACGCCGCGCCAAACGGCAGAGTTCTCAAAGTCACTTTGCGATCGTGTCTGGCATTTCTGCATTTCGCAAAGCCAGGCTTGACGAGCTCGTCTGGCTTGATCGGGTAGGGAATCCATGTGATCTCCGCAATGAGACGCGCCGGAATGGCGGGCTTCGGATTCAAGTATCCCCGCAAGGATATTTAATGTCAATCCCCAAAGGGATATCCATGCCCGGAGGGACCGCGGATTGGGCGTTTTGCCTTTGAATTTTTTCTGAAAATACCCGCTCGGGGATTGTGCTTACCCGGTTGGGCTTCCCCGGCGGAGCAGCCAGTTGACGGACAATTGGCCGGCGATCATCAGGAGGCTGTCCAGCCAGGCGAGATCATTCAGGTATGTTGCTGCCATAAACCCGATGGCTACGAGCGGGGCAAGTTTCGCTATGCCTCGCTGATTCCGCCGCCCACGGCTTGGCGAGCTGCCGTGGTTCCGCAGGATTGCCGATAGTCGATCTAAGGAATCCGCCAGTGGGATGGCGAAGTCTCTTTCGATGCCTTGGGTGGAGAATTCGATGGTCCCGTCAGGTAGGACTATGGCGAGAGCATAGGCAACGGGGGCAGCGGGATTGCCCGTGCGCGTGAGACCCGTCAGGGCGTCGCGCACAGCGCGTTGGCGAGAGGCGACGTTTTGCGCGTCAGGTGAAATTGCGGAATCGGGAAAGTGGAGAACTTTACCTGACGCGTTTGCGGCCTCGATGCCCCGGAACGGCTTGGTCGTGGTTTTCATTGATGCTCAACGAGTCTTTGGAAATTGGACGTTGAGCGGCTTGGCGATTGCGATCTTCCTGGTCTTTGGATTGTGTCAGCTTTTGAGAAATCGAAAGCGTCTCGCTGCTTGTCAGGTCGGGCTGGGCCATGACGAAGTCGATGTAGCTTTGGATTTTTGCCCGCTCGGTTGCGGGTAATTTCGCGAACCGCTCTCTGTCGATCTGCAGCTCCGGGCTCGCGTCCGCATCATCCAGCAAACGGCCTGGCTCAACCCCAATCGCGATTGCCAAAGCTGCCACGATGCCTATCTGCGTATCTACATTGCCCGCTAAAACACGTGCGACGGAACTCTGTGAAATGCCGGCTCTGTTGGCCAGCTTTGTCTGGGTGTCGACGGCCGGGTTCCGGCTCATGTGAGCTCGCACGTTTGCCGCCAACACTTCCCTGATTGGTTTCCTTTTCATAGGGCCAATCATGCCGAATACGGATACCCCTCGCGGGATATTTGACGGCGACGCTACTCTTGAGTAAATATCCCTAAAAGGATATGATCGCGTCGATCTCATTGTTTGAGGAATGAAAGATGGCTCAGGAAAAAATGCTCGACGCCGTCCTGCGACAGTTGGCCGAAACACGCGGCACCTGGCCGGAAATCTCGGAGCGCAGCGGTGTGCCGTACCAGACGCTAACGAAGATTGCCTGTCGCATCCACGCAGATCCGCGCGTCTCCACCGTACAGAGTCTGTTCGACTACTTCGCGGGTCGGCCGGAGCATCCGTCGACGACTGAAAGCTCTCACGCGCCCTACTGACATTTTTTGCGGGTATGTCGCGAAGAGGCGCGGAAGCCTGCATGGTACGAGAGCCTTTCATCGGTAAACAGTATGGAAAGCCACATTTCTAAAGAGAAACCGGAGGGCCTATGACCTGCAGATATAGCGGCACTGATTGGCTCGATGTCTTGTACACGGCCGTACGCAGTACCCCCGGCGGAGTCGCGGACGCAGCGGCATTCCTGACCAATCGTCGTGGCAAGAGCATTGGCACTGAGTCGCTGCGCCTGCGCCTGCGCGGCGAAGGCGAAAACCGCCTGTCCATGGAGATGTTCGAGTTGTTGCTCGAGTGGATGGAAGAGAAGCGGCAGCCGCAATACCTTGATGCACTTTGTGCACTCAATGAGCGATTCGGCTTGAGCGCCAGTCCCGCTACAGAGCAGGACTCACCCGGCACCGTCGAGGCTGTTGCGCTCGCCGCGTCAGAAGCCGCGCAGCGATCTGGCGATGTCTCGAGTGTCGTGATCGATGCAATCTCGGATGGGCGAATCACCCCACACGAGGCCGACTCCATAGCCTTGGCTGCGAGGGAAAACCAGAAATTGCTCGACCGACTCCTGCGCACGGTGCAGGCTGTTAGCAGGATGGGACGTCGATCAGCATGAGGTTTTGCGCCGGAATGTCATGCTGCAACCCGCACCGCGAGCGCGTCGAATTGTCCTGCGACGTCAACCAGCAACTCGCGTGCGGCATGTCCGCGCTGCAGTGGCTCGCCGATAGAGATCCTCATCAGGTGCCGCAATTCCTTGCGTCACTCATCAATACCTTTCCGACAAACCTCGCGCTGATTCGCCAGGCAGCATTACGCGCGGCGGTTGTTCCTGTGTTCGTACAGCGGGCCGCATTGATCTGCGCGGCGCTGCCGACAAAATCCGAGCGACATGACTTCAGGCGCCAGCTGGAGGGCGGGCTCACGCCTGCCGATCTGGAGCGTTTCGATCAGCTCATGTCGGCGGAATGGCGCCGCCTTCGCGGCAAGTAACCAAGGGGACACCAAAGTGACTTTGCGCGGTGCGAGTTCCTTGCTTCGCCGTTGTAATCCTTCGTTCGGGCGCCTGTCGTCCGGCCCACAGACGTACGTCGCCGGTCGTGCGGTGTGGCGTGCGTTTTCCCATCAACGTGAACGCCAAAGGAGAATCAACGAATGTCAACGTTAGAGCAGATCGTTCAGCAGCTCGCGGCGGACGGTCATCCCAGGCTGCCTGACGGCCATCCGATTGCTGACGGCAAACCGCATCGGTATGGAGCGGGCAAAAAGTATTGGTATTCGCTGCACCAGATCGAGCGTTCCGGCAAGGTTCTCGGCTACACGGGCGCATTCGGGCGCTGGTCGGGCAATGATAATGGTGCGCAACCTTTCCAGTGGCACGGCGAGGCACTTACGCAGGAAGACGTCAACGCGGCACGCCAGCGTCAGCATGCGGCGGAACGGGCGGAAGCAGAGAGGAAGGCGCAAGCGGCAAAGCTCGCCGCGAATCGAGCGCGCGATCAATGGCACAAGGCAAACGACGACGGCGTGTCCGCCTACCTCGACAGGAAGCAGATCACGCCTGAGGGCGTGCGTTTCGACGCCGAGGGCACATTGCTTGTTCCGATGTTTCAGTACACCGCCACCATCCGGCTTGTCGGGCTGCAGAAGATTACGCCCAATGGCGCGAAGCGCTTCAACAAAGGGATGGAAAAGAAAGGCGCGGCTTACCTGCTCGGTGACATAGGCGGGGATGACAAGGTCGCGATGATCGCGGAGGGCTACGCTACGGCCCGATCGATCCGGATGGCTACCAATGAGGCAATCCCGCTTGTGATCTGCTTTGACGCTGGCGGCATTCTTTCGGCTGCGCGTCATCTGCGCGAACGCTATCCCGATCTCCATGTGCTGGTGTGCGCCGACGACGACTGGAAGATTGAGCAGCGCCTGCGCGACTGCCTTCTGGAAGACTTCGGCTATAGCGGAGAGCTGGTGCCCGGTGGCGACGCAGTCCGCGTCGAGATAACGAACACCTGGTACATGCTGCGCGCCGAGCGCAAACAGACCAATGGCGGCATCGAGTTCCTCGAGCTGACGATCTGGAATGACGTCATGCCGGAGCGTCGCAGACGCTTCGAGAATGCGGGACTGAAGTATGCATACGAAGCGGTCGCGGACATCGGGCACGCAAGCGTGGTGTATCCGCGCTTCACCAATCGCGGTGACCGCAAACTGACAGACTTCAATGATCTGCATTGCACCGAAGGGCTCGAAAGCGTGCGCCAGCAGATCCAGTCGGCGCTACTCGCCGCGTTGGCGCCAGCAACAGAAGATGTTTCGCTGACTACTGTGATGCAGGACCAATATCTTGCTGCCGACCCTTTGTATGACCGCGCAGTAGCGGTCGTGCGGAATGCAACTCGCGCGTCTGTGTCGCTTGTGCAGCGTGCATTGAGTATCGGCTTCAATCGTGCGGCCCGGCTGATTGAACGCATGGCCGTCGAGGGCATCGTTTCGGATGAGCATCCGAATGGAACGCGCTCTGTACTCGGCATCGCGGAAGCGGAATCCGCGACGTCCGCTGGCGCTGCGACCGACGATGCGCCCAATCACGATGTTGAAAACGGCGCGCACACGTGGGAGCGCGATCTTGCGCGTTCCGAAAAAGGCAATTTGCTCCCTACGCTCGGCAACGTGCATCTGATCCTGTCGAATCACAAGGCATGGCAGGGTGTTATCGCGCAGGACGATTTCGCCGGCCGGGTCATGAAGCGGAAGCGGCCACCGTTCGCGCAAGGCGAGACCGGTGAGTGGTCAGACATGGATGACATTCGCTGCGTGCTCTGGTTGTCGCAGAAATACGGCATCTCCGTGCGACAGGACATCGTGATGAACGCAGTGCTGCTGGTCGCCGATGCGACGCACTTTCACGATGTACGCGAATACCTCGAGGGCGTTGTCTGGGATGGTATCGAACGCGTGCGCAGCTGGCCGACGCGCTATATGAAAGTGGCGGACAGCGAATACGTCCAGCTGGCTGGTATGAAGTGGCTCATTGCAGCAGTCGCGCGCGTGATGCGTCCAGGCTGTAAGGCCGACAACGTACTGATTCTCGAAGGCAGGCAGGGTTGGTTCAAGTCGACGGCGCTGGAAGTGATCGCGGGCAAACCGTGGTACACGAACTCGCCGATCCGCATTGGCGACAAGGATACCTACGCCGTCATGGCGGGCAAGTGGATCATCGAACTGGCGGAGCTAGACTCGCTCAACAAAAGCGATTCGTCGGCCGCCAAAAGCTTCTTCGCGACCGAGACGGACCGGTTCCGCAACTTCTATGGCAAGCGTGCAACGGACGTGCACCGGCAGGGTGTGTTCGCCGGTTCGGTCAACTTCGACACGTACCTCAAGGATGAATCGGGCAATCGCCGTTACTGGCCGCTGCGTGTCGGCGGACCGATTCTGATTGACGATCTTCGCCGGGACCGCGACCAGCTGTGGGCCGAGGCGGTGCATCTCTACCGGCAAGGCGTCATCTGGCACGTAACGGAAGCGGAGAAGCCGCTGTTCGAAAGCGAACAGGCTGAGCGCTATGAAGGTGACGTGTACGAGGACCGCATCGCGCGTGATCTTGAACTTCGGGGGCGCGTCACAATGGAAGAGATTCTGGCTGACATCCTGAAGCTCGACACGTCCAAGTGGACGCCGCCCGAGCAGCGGCGGGTCGGCAAGGCATTGAAGTCACTCGGCTGGGTGCGCAAGCGGGAATCGACAGGCCGTCGTGAATGGTTTTATGTGAAGGAAGAGGAAGTCCCGCAGCCGGCCACCGAACTCATAACCGAAGGTGCCGACGATGATGCGCCGCTTTGATCCGCATCTTTTCCGGCGCGCTGATAGCCCATCCTCGGCGCGCGCTCGCGCCAGCTTTGGCGCGCTGCGTTCTGGGGCTTCAGACCGTCTCGTGTCCCAACGTCCCAAGCGGCCACCTTGCGTGTGCGCGCACACCTGCGACATGCGCGACGTGAGGGTGCGCATGTCGCGGGCGCGCACGCGCCCACAAGCCTTTCCTTTGGGACATTAGGACATTGGGACAATAAGGGGTAGACGATGATCGACCTTAAAGAGCAAGCCGGCGTGGCGATGAATGTTCGCAGTCAATTGGGCGAACCGACAGGCGATCCAAAAGTAACTTTGGGTGCACTTGCGTTCGCCGCCGAACTTGGAAGCCTGTTGTGGCGAATGAAGTACGGTCAGGACGTGAAGCGGAAAGGGTTGCGGCGTGCAACGCTATTACTTGCGAACCGCGTCCGCTGGTCGGGAAAGTTCTCACGCGGAAAATTCACCGGCCTCGATCGGAAAGAGAACCGCGCTCGCCGGTCGGGACATGAGTTCGAGCGTTCTCATGCGGATATCGTTGAGCGGTTCGCTCAACGCGCAATCGTGGAGTGGGTGGCTGACCGCTGTCCGCATTGTGAAGGTCGCGGGGTGTTTGGCCGTTCTGGCAAACCTCCCTCTGCGAAAGTCATCGAGTCGGAATGTCCAACATGCCAAGGCGAACGCTCCGTCGTAGTCAGTGAAGAGCGCATTCCATTTGCCCACAATGGTCGTGCGCCGATGGTCTTTCGCGAATATCAACGGTGCGACACGTGCAACGGACGCGGATCGATTCATAAAGAGCAAAAGCCCAGTCGTGATGGCCGCCAGATCTGTCCGCATTGCGGCGGCACCGCACGGTTGGCGGTCGACGACGCCGAACGTGCCTTGGCGCTCGGCGTGTCGATCGAACTCTATCGCGCGCAATGGGAACGATACTTTCACATGGTCTTCTCGATGCTCGATAAGGTGGATGGCAGTGCGGCAGACACAGTCCGCAGGCAGATGCGAGTATGAAATTCTTGCAAATCAAGATTCGATCGAATATATTTCGGCCATCCTTTACCGAGTCACTGGATACATGGAGCGCCCGCCAACTCGTGGTGCAACCCTCTCGGCGACATAAAAATAAAAACTGGAGCCCGTTAGGTCATGTGGAGGCGTGCGCCTTCACGAAACACAGAATCGTCAAGCCCTGATCGCGAAAGCGTCGGGGCTTTTTGCATTGGGCTTCGTATGGATCATGTGACCGCGCAGGTTAAAGCGTTGCCGCTGTTACAAGCGCTTGAAGCGAAAGCGGGCAAACAGTTCGTGTACGCCGCGCGCAGTGCGCTCAACATCGTCGCGCAGAACATCGTCCTCGCGCAGCAACGCGAGATGCGTGACGTATTTGATCGACCGACGACATGGACGTTGAACTCGGTGTCGATCATCCAGCGCGCAAGTTCGGCGCAACCAAGTGCGCAGATCGGTTTCCGCCAGTTCGCATATAAGGGCACGCCGGCCGCGACGTACCTGCAGCCTCAGGTGTTCGGAGGTTCGCGCGGCTACACCCGATTCGAGCAGATGCTCTCGCTGTCGGGCGCGTTGCCGAACGGCGACTATGCGATGCCGACGAACGCTAACGTGCGTGACGCGTTCGGCAATGTGCCGCGTGGCATCTACTCGTCGGTGGCCTCGCAGATCCGCGCGTCACGTGACAGCGCGCAGAACGAAACGGCACGCTCGAAGAAGCGCAAGCCGCGCGATCCGGCAAAGGGTGTGCGTTACTTCGTTGGCAAGCCCGCCGGTGGCCGGTTCGCTCTCGGCATCTGGGCGCGGTACGCGTTCGGCCACGGCAGCGCAATCCGCCCTGTGTTCGCGTTCAGCGCGACGCCGCATTACGAAGAGCGTTACCCGTTCTATGATGTAGCAGAGCAGACTGTCGACGCGACGCTCGAACCTGCAATGCAGCAGGCGTTGATGATGGCACTTGCCACCGCGCGATGGTGACGGGCGTGCCCGTGTCACGAGTCGTCCGTGGGGTCGTGGGTCCTTACTGAAAGGGCGGGTATGCGGGTAATTCGAGCCCCATCACACGCGTCGTCAAAGCAACTTTTCAGGGTAGTCACTCTGGTAGTCAGGTAGTCATTCTGGGGGTAGTCGGGTAGTCACCGACTGCCCCTTTTCGTTTCTGGAGGCCGCATGGCCAAGCTTGGGCAAAGGGCGTTTGCCCGGCACATCGGCGTGACGCTGCGCGCGGTGCAGAAAGCGATCCAGTCCGGACGCATTGCTGTCGATGCAGACGGCAAGATCGATGCCGATGCGGCTGTTGCGGCCTGGCGTCGCAACACGGACGAGTCGCGGCGCTCGATCACCGACCAGTCCCGCCCATCGCTCGCGAATGCCGCGTTTTCAATGCCGTCTCCTCCGGCTAATCCTGACGACGATGAGGAAGACGACGACGTTCCTGCTGCCGCGAGCAGGGAAGACCCTTCGATGGTCGCCTATCGCGCTGCGCGGGCGGCGAGAGAGCAGACGCGGCTCGAGCGCGAGCGCATGGACCTCGAGCGCGAGCGCGGCACGACGCTGCCGCTCGCTGACGCGCAGCGCCTCGCCTTCACCGCGTTTCGCACGGTGCGCGATAACGTGATGAACATTCCTGTTCGCCTGAAAGATGCGCTTGCTGCAGAGACTGATCCGGTCAGGGTCGAGTCGATGCTCGATACGGAGCTCGTTCGCGCGCTCGCGTCTGTGGATGCGACGGCGCTCCTGAGCGAAAACGATATGGATGACGCCGATGGGAGCGACCGAAGCATTTCTGAAGACGATCACGGAGGCGATACGGCCTGACCGGCGGATCGGCATCGCCGAATGGTCAGAGAAGCATCGCGTCCTGCCGGAGAGCAGCCCTGAACCCGGCAAGTGGCGCAACGAGCGCACGCCGTACCTTGTCGGCATCATGGATGCGCTCTCGGGTCAGGCAAGCGCTGTTACGCGCTACGCGCACGACGATGACCGGCCGTTCGATAACAGCCGCGTCATTACTGTCGGCCTCATGAAGGGGCACCAGCTCGGCGGCTCGGCGCTCGGCGAAAACTTCATTGGCCGCTGTATCACAACGGCGGCCGGCAACATCCTCGCGGTGTTTGCAACATACGACGACGCCGAGAAGTGGGAAATGGACCGCTTCGAGCCGATGCGCTCGTCGACGCCGGATCTGCGCCGCCGTGTGCGCGACGCGATGAAGAAGGGCAGCGAGAACACCAAGCTGCGCAAGAAATTCCCTGGCGGACTGATGAACCTCGTCAGCGCGACAAGAGCAGGGCGTCTGAAGTCGACGACGGTGCGCTACGTGCTGCTTGAGGAAATCGACGAGTACGTGCTCAACGTCGATGGCCAGGGCAACCCGATCGAGCTCGCGAGAAACCGCACAAGTAACTTTGGCCGTCGCGCAAAAATCTTTGCCAATAGCACGCCAACCATCAAGCGGCGCTCGCAGATCGAGAAGCTGTACGAGACCGGCGATCAGCGGCGCTATTTCATCCATTGTCCGGACTGCGGCTCGCCGCAGTTCTTCGACTGGCGCAAGGGCATGCGCCGCTCGCCCGACGATCCGGGTGTCGTGCTGTATTACTGCCAGACCGGCTGCGGTGCGGGTAATCCTGAAAGTGTCTGGAAAACGCGAGGCTACGAAGGCGCCTACTGGATGCCGACGGCACCCGGTGATGGCAAGACCGCCAGCTTCCACCTCAGTGCGTTGTACGCGCCGCTCGGATGGCGTCCGTGGTCCGAACTCATGGACGACTGGGAAGCCGCTCAGACCGACACCGAAAAAATGATCGCGTTCGTCAACAACGCGCTCGCCGAGTGTTGGGAAGACAAGAGCGCGGAGATGAAGTGGGAGACGATCAAGCGTCGTGCCGAACCGTACAGGCTGCGCACGATCCCGGCCGGTTGCCTGCTGCTGACCTGTGCGGTCGACACGCAGAACGACCGCCTCGAAGTCGAAATCTCCGGCTGGGGGCGCGGCCTGCGCAACTGGACAGTCGACCACGTTGTCTTTCGGGGTGACCCGGCGCTGCCGGACGTGTGGAACCAGCTCGACAGGTATCTCGACACGCCGATCGTCAACCAGTTTGGTGTATCGATGCGCATCGAACTATGCGCTGTCGACTCCGGCGGCAGTCGCACGCAGGACGTGTACGACTATTGCCGGCTGCGGCGCCATCGTGGTGTGTTCGCCATCAAGGGTGCGAAGGAGAAGCACAAGCCGATCATCGGTCGCCCGACCGATCAGGATGTGACGGTCAAGGGCAAGACCTATCCGAACGGCGTCAAGCTCTGGCCGGTCGGCACCGACACCGCGAAGAGCCGCATCTTCGGTGCGCTGCTCGGCGACGAGGAGCGCGA